TTACCCCTCCCGGCTGTATAGTAATTACTACAGCACCTACGGCCAGACACGTTACCGATGTATTATGGCGAGAACTCCGGACCGCCCACGCTAATTCTAAATACGAACTCGGGGGCCATATAACTAAGACCGGCCTGGAGTTCGCCCCGGACTGGTACGCTATCGGCCTATCTACTACCGAGCCGGATAGATTCCAGGGATACCACGCCGATGATGTTCTGGTAATAGCAGACGAGGCCGCCGGTATAGAAGAACCTATCTACGAAGGTATCCGGGCTATTACTTCTAACCAGAACGCCCATGTTTTATTAATCGGGAACCCGACTACCTTAGAGGGAACCTTCTACGAAAGCTTTAACGGCGCCCAGGCTAAAATGGTAAAACAGTTTACTATCTCGGCCTTCGATACCCCTAACTTTATAGTTAATAATATTAATAACCTAGAAGATCTACTGGCCTTCTTCGAGCCGCCGGAAGGGGCAGACGAGCTGGAACACTTCGCTAAGGTCCGGGAAGATCTAGTCTTACCTTACCCGGCCCTGATATCCCCGGCCTGGGTTTACCAGCGATATTTAGAGTGGGGAACAGAAACCCCTATGTGGGCCGCCCGGGTAATGGGGGAATTTCCTAGCCAGGCCGAGAATACACTAATCCCTCTGAACATGATAGAAGCTTGCATGGACGCAGATTACAGACAGGAACACGGCTGGGAAGTAGAACAGGACGGCCCCCCGGAATACGGAGTAGATGTGGCCCGGTTCGGTTCAGACCGGACAGTAATAATCGAAAGACACGGCGGTTATGTGCATGAGCCGGTTATCTTTTCTAAGAAATCCACCGATGAAACCAGCCACTTTCTAGTCAGTACTATTAACCCGGAAACCTGGTACTCCAAACTTAAGATAGACGATACCGGAGTCGGCGGTGGGGTTACCGATATACTTAACAGGTTAAGGAATGAGAATCCGGAATGGAGATATACGGTTATCCCGATTAACTTCGGATCTGAGCCGAGCAATAAGGAGAAGTTCTTTAATAAACGCTCTGAAATGTTCTGGAATCTCCGGGACCTGATAATCCAGAAGAAGATAGCCTTACCTAAAAATACCCTTCTGGCTAATGAACTGGCCTCTATCAGATACGAATATACCGGTAAATCCCAGATCAAGATAGAAGCTAAAGACGAGATTAAGAAACGCTTAGGTAAAAGCCCGGATATAGCTGACGCTTTAGCCCTGGCTTTCGCTAAGACAGCTACCAGCTTCCGGTCCCTAAATAAGGATAACCAGGACGGGGCCGGGGAATATAAATCCAATGTCAGCCCGATTACTTCCGGGTTGCTGAATAAAAGATTTTAATTGATAATTAAAGCCAAATATGAACCCAACACAAACAGACGGAAATAAGAACCCCCTAGACTTCGCCACTACCGACCAGGCTCCGACAGAACCAGTCCAGGAAGTTAAGAGTCCGTCCGGCCAGGAAGTAGAATTAGGGGCTAAAGGTAAATCCGGAACCTATATCTTCTCAGGGATTATTACCCGGGAAGAATATAACAACGAGCTGATCCGGTTTAAGGCCTTAGAGAACTACGATATCATGCGCCGGTCTGACGGTACGGTCCGGGCCGCCCTGAAGGTCTGTAAGCTTCCTATCATGTCTGCGACCTGGCATATACAGTCCGCTTCTGACGACCAGATAGATAAAGATAAAGCCGAGTTTATACGACAACAGTTATTCGATAATCTGGACTGGTCCAGTACTTTATCTGAGATCCTGACCTACCTGGAATTCGGCTATAGCGTGTTCGAGAAGGTCTACGACTATGTGGACTTTAAGCCGGAAGATATAGAGATAGAACAGGAACCGGAACTAGATGAAAACGGGAAAGAGATTAAGAAGGATCCGGTCTACCAGGTCCGGCCTATCCAGAAACTTATCGGCCTGAAGAACCTGGCTTCCAGGAAACAGCGGACTATCTACAGGTGGCAGACCCAGGGCGATAATCCGGTCCCGGGTATAACCCAATATGTCCCGGGCGGTACTTTCTCTATAGAAATGCCCAAACTCTGCGTCTTTACCTACGATAAGGAAGGCGAGAACTACGAAGGTATCTCTATGATCCGGCCGGCTTATAAACACTGGGTTATGAAGGATAAGCTGGAACTGATAGACGGGATCCGGCATGAACGCCAGGGCTTAGGAATCATAACCGTAGAACCACCCGAAGGTGCTAACGAAGATGATATTAACGACGCTATCCAGGCCGCTAGAAACGCCCGGGCCTCAGAAGAAGGAGTTATAAAGAAGCCTAAGGACTGGATGATAGAGTTTATGGATATGAAGGGCGGTCCCGGGACCGTTTCAGATATCCAGACCAGCCTGGAATATCATAAAAGGGAAATTACTAAGTCCGTCTTAGCACAGTTCCTGGAACTTGGTGGTTCCGGGAAAGGTTCCTCAGGATCCCGGGCAGTATCAGCCGACCATAGCCAGCTATTCGAGATGGCCCTGGAACATGTAGCTAAATATATCCAGACTGTTATTAATCGCAATGTAATTAAGGACCTGATAGACCTTAACTATTCAGATAAGACCGGCTACCCGACCTTAGAACACTCTAAGATAGGGGATGATGATATAGCGGTAACCTCAACGGCTATAAACCAGCTGATGTCTGTTAAGGCTATGACTCCGGACCCGGAACTGGAACAGGCCTTAAGAAATATGATGCACCTTCCGGATCTGCCAGATGATATTCGTGATAATTACGACAACAGGCCTTCGGTAACTCCAGTAGCAGATCCTAATAACCCGGCGGTCCCGGCCCCGGCTAAACCGGACGAGGATACTAAGGACGAACTGACTAAGACAGCTTCAGACGCTTTAACTAATTTCCTCAGTGCTAAAGAACGGCTATATGACGAGTATAAAATTGACGGCCCACGAATCGGCGCTTGAAGATAAGCTAGATAAGCTTAATACCGTAATCGCCGCCGCAGAAGATTGGGCCAAGCCTTATTCTAAGGACTCTGATTCCCACGCTAAACTAATCCGGCTGGAAGTTAAGTTCGCCCGGGATCTCAGACGCTACTTCCGGACTTTAGCTAAGGAAAGAATCCATAATTATATAAATTGGGTGGGCTATCACACCGAGGCGATTAAAGCCTACGATGTAAATGTAATCTTCGATGAGGACGGCTTCGATGAGGACGAGGACGGCCTGATCCTAAATGTACTTCACGACCCTATCCTGGAAGGAATGGGAGTCGGGGTAGTAGCCGGCCAGAAGATCTCCGGCCGGAACCTGGGCCTATCTAAGACAGACGCCGCTGTCCAGGAAGCCGCCCGGAAACAGGCCGCCTCTTTAGTTACCGGGATTAATCAGACTACTAAGGACCGGATTAATCAGTCTATCCGGACCAGCCTGGAGTTAGGGGAAACCGACCAGGAAGCCGCCTCCAGGATAGATGATATAGTAAACGACCCGGCCCGGGCCTTAACTATAGCCAGGACAGAATCGGTAAATTCCTATAACTCCGGACTGCTGACCTTCGGGGATCAGTCCGGGGCTAGTCAGAAACAATGGTATGACGCCGGGGCCGATGATATCTGTGCGGAAAACACGGCCCAGGGACCTATAGATATTTCAGACAGCTTCGAGTCCGGGGACGACAGCCCCCCGGCCCACCCGAACTGCCGTTGCGGAATGCAGTTAATCTACCCTGACGGAACAGAGGAAGATAATTAACTGTTGTATTTTGTTCTGTAAGATATTTGACACTTTCCTGGTAAATAACGGATAATGACAGCCAAGATGCCTAAAACAAAAACATCTTTATCCGCATCTAAATTTCTGAGGACTACCCGGATTATCCAGGCTGATGATACCGGTAAGCTTCCTACAGAAATAGAGGTTCTTAGAACCGGGATGTGGGAAACCCCCTGGCATGGTGATTTCATGATTACCCCCCAGGATCTAAGTGACTATGTACAAAACTTTAATAACGATGTCCGGCCGAACAGTTCTACGGTCGGGCTTCCTATAGATCAGGACCACGACGCAGGGGCCGCCGCTGGGTGGATGAAGAAATTATATACCCAGTCCAATGAAGAAGGCGGTCTTAGCCTATGGGCTTCTGTGGAGTGGACTCCGTTAGGACAGGAACTATTATCTGGAAAGATATATTCCATGTTCAGTCCAGAGTTTTGTCCGGAAGGATACTACGACCCCGAAGGGGAAGATGATCCTTGCGATAATGTACTGATTGGTGGGGGTCTAACCAATCGGCCGCTATTTAAAGACCTACAGCCTATCGTTGCGTCTGAAGCCGGCAAGTCTGCCGGTAAAGATGATTTCAATAAAATATTCTTAAGTGCTAGTGCAAAAGGAGATCAAATGCCAACACTAGAAGAAGTCCGGGTTAAGGAAGTCGCAGATCTTTCCGAAGACGAGCGCAAAATCCTCGAGGACAACAAAGACCAACTTTCCGCTGATGAGCAGGTTAAGTTCGGTTTCAAAGAAGCTCATCAGGAACCTGTCGTAGAGAAGAAAGAGGAACCAGCCCCGGCCCCGGCCGAGCCTGTTGCCGCTTCTGAAGGCGATAAGGTAGTTACTATCTCAGCCAGCGAGAAGAAGAAGCTGGAAGATCAAGCCGCTATGGGCGTCCTGGCCCACGAAAAGTTAGTTAAGCAAGAAGCCCGGGATCATGTCCGGGAAATTGCCCTTTCAGCCAGCGATGGCTTTAAGGTTAAAGCTGATATGGA